TTGCAGAAAAAAATTCAAGAAAATGAAAAATAAATTTTTTACTTTCAATAATTAGTATTACTTTTACACTATGAAACAGACACACACTATGAAAAACGAAGTTATCTTAAGCATCAACATCCAACGCCACTTGATGAACACATATCGTGGTCTACAAGACATGGATGATTACAAACAAATGTATGAATTCATCTTCGATGTAGAAGAACGTGAATATAACGAAGAAACTCGTGAGTATGCACTACAAGAAGACGAGATGAAAGAAATTGTTGAAGGTTATATGGAAAACCTAAAAGAAACCATCGAGGGAACTATGGAGTTTTTCTACAATCGTGGAATGGGAAAAATTGTAAAATAAATTTTTTTATATCAAGAATTAGTATTACTTTTACACTATCAAACTAACTAAAAAACACTACAGATATGACAAACACACCTGATTACACCTACGGAATTACTAAAATCTACGTTGACAAAGACAATTGCCCTCTAGTAGGTCGATACAACGGTTCTTGGCATGTTATCGACCATGAGACTATCGATGACACAGATAGGTCTGTATTGATTTGGGAGAACATATACGAAGCATGTGAGATGATTGAAAATAGTTATGAAGGTGATGAGCCTATCGATGAAGAGCAAGTGTTCATGTATGCTCAACAATCTACTATGGATATGTTTGAGGATTTAGGTGTAGAAATTGTTGTGAGATAATTTTACTATGTCAATTATTTATATTATATTTATGGTATGACAAACACAACAAAAAACCAATTCCCCACTACAGAAGAACTAAAATTAGGGTGGGACAGAACACAACTTTGGAAAGAATTCGAAGGACCTATGATTAGAAGACAAAGTGCAATGACTTTTGCACAACGTTTTTATGAACAAAGAGGTATTAAATGCTCAGCACATGACCTAAAATTACTATACAATAGGTTCTTAGAGATGATTGAAACTGGTGATGATACTTTTTTAGACCGTATCGATACTTATTTATTAAATGTATATAACAAATGAAAGACGAGAAAATTGAATATTTTACAAAGAAATTGAATTCTTTGAGAATAAAGGAAGCAAACTTCAATGCATCTGGTTATAAAACGCCTATGTATCTTGTTAAAGATATTAGACTAACTGAGATTGCATTATCTAGATTAAACAAATAACTAAATCACACTATCATTCGTAGTGGATTGGTAGTTTGATTTCATAAAGAACTAGGGTTTAGAGATACCATCTAAGCCCTTTTTCGGCTTTAGATTTTTGTATATCAAAACTAAGTTAAGACAAATAGCAGTTGTTAAACTCAATATAGTTAAAAACTGAATTGAACTCATCATTGAAAATCCAACTGCACCTAAAGTAAATGTGTTTGATACTATACTATCTCTTTCCATAAATTGTGGGTATTTTTCCTCAAAGACTTTCATGGTTATTCACCACTTCTTCTACCTCCGTACCACCAAGGCACAGAACAATTAAATCCAAGAATTGAATTATTATAACTTCTACCTGGATAAGTTGAAGATGGTAATGTAATTGGAGACTTGAATGCACCACCAAACTCTGGCATTAACTTAGCAGGGTCGCTGTAAATTGTATACTCAGGAAATAACGCAGTATTGAATACCAAATAACGTCTCATCAAGTTATCATTGAATTGTCCATTATCTCTTGAATTAGATTTCAAGTATTGTAATTCTTTAATACCTACAGGATTTGACTGCTCACTTCTATATTGTTGTAAACCAATATTCATACTTTTGATAAACAAACTATCCAATAAAAGATAATACGAAAACCAAATTAAAGTAGGTTGAATAAAGTTATTTAACAATTCTTTATAGTGAATTTTAGCAGGATTTTCAATGTCATTAGTTTCAACTAATCTACCCATTTCCTCAAATAAATTCGTTCCAAGAGTTTCTTGAATAAAAATAGTTTGGGCTTGTGATATTCCCCACCTTAATTCTGCGGTATCACAATTCTGGTTTAATGGAGTGAAATCTTTTAATTTCTGCTCTGAGATAAATAATACGTTGTAAATCATTATACTATTGCGTTTTGTTGAATTTCTAAGTTTATTTCTTGATTTGGATAAAGCAATTGAATTGGTCCACGAAGTTCACGTAATAGAAATTCTTGCATTGGCAAGATTGTTGTTCTCATAAACAAATTATATGCAGTCAATAACTGGTCTGCTTGAGATGAAAAACCACTTCCTGTTGGAAGACCAATCAATGATGGGTCAGGAATTTGGTGTCCAGATAAAATATTTTCTCTAACTAATGAGAAGATTTCTGCATATCCACCTTGTGTCATTGTTGGTGTGATTTGTGTAATATCTGGTTTTTGACCTTCATCTCCATAAGATACAATAATTCTACCTGCGTTTTGTGAACCACGATAACGAGCTTCTATTCTTCTTAACACATCTTCTTGTTCGTTTTGACTATCTGGCTCATGAGGTAAATGCACCCACAAACTTGGTGATGCACCATTTAATATGTTGGCCAAATTGAATTCACTAATTGCATGAGATAATCTAATATCCAATAAACAAGCCATATATTGTGGAACTCCATAAAACAAATAACCAGGTTGATATTGTTTAATGTGAATGATTTGTCTTGAAGTAAAATCTAGTGGGTCAAATTCCTTGAACTCAATTACTCCAGCTTTTTTCCAATTTAACCAGTCTGCACAATATAACCAAGTATCACTTCTTAATTCACTATTATCTGGTGCTTTTGCTCTCATGTATTTTGATGGAATAATATGAAATCCTGAAATACCTTGACGGTCTTTTCTCCACACAACTTCAAGAAATAAATTACCCGTAACGAGGAACTCAAAGAACATCTGTTTTACAACATCATTAAGACTTTCCTTATTATTTATTTTATAATCAGTAGTGAAACCTTTTCCAGCCAAATTATCTACTTTACTTGAAATACAAGCTTTGTGTATTGGTGAAAAATCTACATAATCGTAAAATCTTTCAACTTCAAGGTTGTCTATTCCCCATGATACGAATAATTGACCTCTTTGTATTTTTTCTACAAATCGTCCAATATTTTCATAAGACCCAAAATCTAATTTATCTAATTTAATCATTGTCAGCGTTATATATTATAAATATATCACTTGTGCCTGAATAAGACACAGGGATATTTTGATTTGTTCCAACAACATTTACGATGGTTTCATAAACTACATCATACGATAGTGCTGGGTTTAAGTTTGTTGAACTAACTTGTTCGTAAACTTTTAAGTAATATTCTCCAGGTATTAAATGAACATTACAATCTCCACATAATGTGTTGCCAGTTAAACTCTCAGGAATTGAATTATCTATGGTTATACAAAAAAGGTCATAGCCAGGTTCATACCCTACAATTGAAGGTAGAACACGAAATGGAATAAATCTATAGCGAGTATTTGATAATTTATGAGACATCGCCCATAAATATGTAGGATTTGCAAGACTTTTATTTCTTGAACAAACTGCAGCGGCTTGATTTAACTGACCTTGATTTATGTATATCATATCTTAAAAGTTTCTACTTAATGATGTATTAAATGTGTTTATAATTACATCTAAATTAGCACACTCACCATCAGTCAATCCTTGACCTACACTAAAGAATGCTAATGTTCCATTTCCACCAAAACCATTAGGATTGATTACAAATATTCCAATAGAATTACTTGGTAATGAGTTTTGTGGATTTGTATTTGTTGTTCCATATTGCACAAATGGTGTTGATGCTGTCCTATCAAAACCTTTGGTAATGTTTGATGCTGTCCTTGAACCTATTGAAAAACAAGCCTGTGTTAAAAATCCACCATCAATATTTGCAGCACCTGCTAAAACTTGCCTATATGGTTGTCTTAAAGCAACATAAGGTGTTCCCGCTCCGTGATAACCACAGCATTCACTAACATAAACATTTTGATATGAGGAGATATGCCAAGATGTTAAACTTAATGATGTTGAAGGGATAATATGAGTATCACACCAATCAGCATTATCTGTGCTTGTTTTTGTAATACCACTTGTAGAGTGTGTTATTGTTCCATTATATGTTAAGTCATAAGTTGTTCCAAATGTTCTATTACCCATAATAGCGTTTGATGCCGCTGTTGCCCCTAACATAGGGTAGAAATACGGCATTTTAGCATATAATCCAGCACCTTTTAATTGTGTAAATAATGTGTTTGTAGCAGCACTTATTGTTGGATTTGTTGTTCCACCAGCAGAAATAACCGCAGCTAAATAAACCGCAGCATCAGCATCAAAAGGTGGTGGTGGTGTTGAACTTGGTGTTGGTGTAGGAGTTTTTGTAGTTGTAGGGGTATTCGTTAATGTAGGCGTATTACTCGGCGTTGTAGTAGGTGTTTGTGTATTAGTCGGCGTTGTAGTAGGTGTGCTAGTTAACGTAGGGGTAATACTTGGAGTAATTGAAGGTGTCGGTGTAGGCGTAGACGTTTTAGTCGGCGTTGGTGTTGGAGTTGGTGGCAATGGACTAGGTGATGGCGCAGGTTCATAAGCCACAACAATATCGTTAATGGCTCTATTCTCTCCAAGATAATCACTAAATTGTTTTCTATAAAATACCTTCGCCATTTTTAATTATTGTTTCTAACTCTTTTATTATATCATTTATTTCAACATTGCAATCACTTGAAATTCTATATGTTTTTTCTCTTTCAATTTTTTTATCATCTTTGTGAAATATTACCTTAAGTAAAACATCACAACTTTCAAGTTCAAGTTCCACAGATTTTAGATAATATTTGTCAAATGCAATATCTTGAATTTTATACATACATTATCCTATTGGTGGAAATGGTGGTGATGGTTTTGGACAATACTCACTTAATGATAATGTTTTAACCCATTGAAATTGTGGATTATCACAAAACTCAATTTCCTCTACTGAAATAATCCAAGCATCATTACAATCTTGAATTGGGTTAAAATAACTATCAGTAGTGTATAATTGACCCACTAATTCGTCCTTTTGTAATTCTGTTATTATCGCTATTTGTATCATAATTTTTTAATAAACATTTCTACCTAATGATGTTTGGTAAGTTTGGATTATACTATCTAAAGTTGCCATTTGAGAACCTGTCATACCTGTATGTGCGAAAGTAAATTGGTGTCTGTATGTTGAGTGTTGAGTGTCCGAACCATTACCATTACCCGCTCCCAAATACATAACGTTTGATGTTTTACCAAGTGCTGTTCTATTATTTGTTGAAACTAATGCTCCTCTTCTATAGAAATTCACATTTGTACTTCCTGTTCTTGAGAATGCTATAAGTCCATTACCATCGGCTATGGCTGATGATTGAGTGCCTAAATCATTTTCCCAACAGAAACCTACTATTGTAGAGTTAAAGTTTGGATACAATACCCACCCATTACTACCAGGTCCCCATGAACCCATACCTGCTTTATTTACTGCAGTCGCATTCGGTCCATACATACCCAATGTTCCACCTGATATTGTTAATGACGCTAATGTAGATGGTGCAAAATACGTATTAGCATAACCATTTGTTCCGTTTGGAGTGGCACCCGATGATGAGTGTGTCCAACCACCATTGAAAGTTAATCTATAAGCACCATTTGTATCCAAAGGATTTAATGCGTTAAATTTGTGTCCTGCGGCATTACCACCCAACATTGGATACATGTAAATCATACCATCATACAAACCATTACTAACAAGTGATGTGAATAATGTGATTGTTGCTGCTGATACGGTTGAAGTAATACCTGTTCCACCTGCTGATACCACGGCTGATAAGTAAGCCTGTGCTTGAGTTGTTCCACTTGCTGGTGGAGTAGATGAAGGCGTAGGAGTATTCGTTTGTGTAGGTGTAGATGTAGGATTAGGGGTGTTAGTTGGGGTTGTTGTTGGTGTTGGTGTCAACGTTGAAGTTGCCGTAGGGGTCGGTGTTGGTAAAGGACAAGTTCCAATATCCGTTATTGTTCAAGTGCCTTCAGTTATTACAACTGAACCTTGTTTAGCACATATATTACTAGAACCTCCAAAACAAAATATT